TCACCTCTAAATATTGGAGGCATTCAGGGAGTCTGTATTTTTACAGGTCTCCCTGTTCCTGAAATTGCAAAAGGTGCTTTTGGATTAGAACGCCATGAACAGCAAGGACTTTTTGAACTCTCAAGACTCTGCATTCACCCGACTACACAGCAGAGCGAGTATAATATCACTTCTTGGTTCGTATCAAAAGCGATTAGACGCCTTAGAAAAGAGACCAGCGTTAGGGGGATTATCTCATACGCTGATAGTGACCATCATACTGGTACAATCTATCGCGCTTGTAACTTTAGGTACTGCGGTCTATCAGAACCAAAAAAAGATTTCTACTTTGCAGATGGGACAAAGCATTCACGAGGCAAAATAAAAGGTGCCGAGGGAGAATGGAAAGACCGCTCCCGTAAGCACCGATATGTGATGATCTTTGATAAGAGTTTAGATTTATTATGGTGATTTGACTCTGATATTCTCACCTCTTTTCAGTCTATCATTTAGATATTGAGTAGACTGAGAATATCTCATCAATCTACGACTCTCATTTAAGAACTGTTGTAGATATGATTTTCTCAATATAAAAATACCTCTTTTTGCTTCATTTTTTGCATCTTCATACTGATAGTTGGTGATACTTATAGTAACATCATATTTTTTGACCATCTCTCCAAGACCAGTATCATAATATTCAACATATGATCTCGTTGGTTCTGAATCAGTATCTGGTTCTGGTTGCTTAAAGTCACCATCGACTCTCATACCAGCAGGAATGATAAGTCTACCAGTTGAGTCTTTTACTTCTATGGTTTCATAATGATGAACATCATTCATTGAGTTACCATAGATTTTTTCTGCATGTTCGTAAATATCTCTGCTTGATAATGGCCATTGATCTCTAATATTAATGATACCAGCAGAAATTAGAACCACCCAGTCTAGATTCTGCGATCCATAAAGATCTTCTGCGACCTGCTCTGGTCTCAGTCCATCAGGAATTTGATATTTGTTGAAAGCAGTAAAATTATTTTGAAGGTCATCTCTAATTTTGACTCTTCTGAAAATATTTTTTGTAGTAATGTACTCAGATGAAGACGTTCTATCGGAAAGTGGTGATAGGTATTCAAGATCTGGTAGTTCTCTGAAATATCCCATTAGTAACCAACTCCTTGAGTTCCACTATTATTTTGAGATTCTTGGAATTCTCCATAATCGCTAGAATATACTGGTAACATTTCTTGGAAAGTTAAATCCATCGTCATGGAAATTGGAGTTCCATCACTATATGTTGCATAAACATTTTCTCCAGTATAATTCACCGACATATCTTTTAAGAAACATGGTTTAAATTTATGTAAGAATGGATGAGCATTATTTCCTTTTTTGTATTCTAAAGTAAAAACTTTTGGAGTTCCTAGAAATGTATCTCCACGCTGAGCCGCCATATTCTTTTTCATAGTAAAAATTATTTTTCTAATATTAGCACTTTCATCATTATCTCTTGGGGTCATTTTAAAAGAAAATCTGAAGGTTCTTAGAGTAACTCCATTAAATAACAACTCCATATTTGGATTTAATACCTGCCCAGTTTCTCTTGCGAGTAAAGAATCAACACTTACATTTCCACCAAAAACGTTAACTGCTTCAGCAGCTAGAGATTTTAAAACTATTGTTTTCAATGCGGGATCTTTTAAAAGACCACCTATTTTATTGAAAGTATCAGTTGCAGTGGTAAAATCACCTTTCAATATTTGACCCACATCAGTTTTATCCATTGCATCATAGGCAATATCAGCACCTCTAGCAGTTAGGGAATTTAATTTATCTTCACCATAACTTACACTATTACCGTCTTGAATATTTGACGGCATTGGTAAAATTATTGACGCAGAAGACCCCTGTGCAGCAAAAGAACCAGTAGCACCTGGTGTTACTTGACTAGGAACTGCTGCGGCACCACTAGAAAATAAGTTACCAGCAACATAGTCAGATATTTTCACACTAAACCAGTCGGTGCTTTCGTAAATAATTTGTGCAGGATACCTAAGAGACGCCATTTATCCTTTTCTAATTATTTAGACGGATATTGCCAAAAGGAATCTCTCTCAAATCTGGAATTTCGTCAGCATAAACTTCATAAAGTTGTCCAGCAATTTCATTCCAGGTATACTGTCTTACATCACCCCAATGAAAATTGAGTGCCTTAAATCCCCAACTATAAACTTCAGTAACTGCTACAAGAGGATTTTGATCAAATCTCAAATTTGAAGTTTTAGCGTTATATACGAAAATATAATATTTTCCTGCCTGAGGAACTTTTCCACTCTCCTGCAATACGTCCATGACCATCAACATCAGATCGTCAGGATCTTCTGTTCCATTTAAATTATCTACAACAGAACGAATTCTATTTTCATTATCGTCTGTTGGGTTTCTTCTTTGTTTGAGTGTTTTTCTAGGCACTATTTGATACCTAATTCGTTTTCTGTTAGAACTTTAAACTCCCACATGCGATCTTTACAAAATTCTTCTGCTGCCTTCCACTTTGCTTGATTTTTAGCATACTCATATGCTTCGTAAAGATATTTTTTTGTTTGTCTCTTTGGTTTTGCTGGGGGTGTGGTTTGTTTTTTGGGTTTGATTTCAATCAAATATCTTTTGATTGATCCATTACTTTCTTTAACCTTGATATAAAAATCGGGAAAATATCTATGAATTTTGTTATCTATAGGTGAACGATATGGCAATGCTATTTCTTCGGAACCCCATTCAATTATATTTTCATTTACATCACAATAAATCATGAACTTGCGTTCCCATAATGATCTGTATATAATGTTAGTTGGGTCTCCTTTATACTTTTTTGGATATGAAGGTTGATATTTTCCCTTATAGGACATCTAAATATTCACAATAAGATCACTCAACTATTTAGAAATGTCAGTTCCGTCTATTACACCATTGAATATGTCGGATCTCAAGTTACTTGGTAACTTAGCGAGAACTAATTTGTATCAAGTAACAATTAATGGTGGATGGGGTAATTTGGGTGCCGGATATGGTCAAAATTTTTTAGAGCATTTGGCGGAACCTAGTCTTCCATATGGAATACAAGATTTTGCAAGCGGATTTAAAGGACAGTTATCGTTATTGTGTTCTGAGGCAAATCTACCCGCTTCTTCTTATGCGACTGCAGAGGTAAAAGACAATTATATGGGTATTCCGCAAGAATTTGCTCATACACGAATTAATACCGACATCGACTTTACATTTTATATTGATAGAAACTACAAAGTTTTGATGTTTTTTGAAGCATGGATGGATTATATCTCTGGTGGAAATAATCCAGATCTAACTCCTCCAGAACCTGCATTAAATAATCCTAATTTGATTCAGTCTGGTTCTTACTATAGGAGATTTAAATATCCAAAACAATATAAAACAAGTCAGTTTTATATCAAAAAGTTTGAAAAAGATTATAGTGCTTCTAATGCAACCAATATTTCTTATCAGTTAGTTAATGCTTTTCCAAAGTCCATGGCCTCAATTCCAGTTGCTTATGGTGAAGCAGAAATCATGAAGGTAACAGTAACTATGAATTATGATCGTTACATTCCTAGAAGGGAATTTGCTTATAGTCCTCCACCAACAACAACGTTAGATGTTAATAACGCTGATGGAACCACAACACAAGCTACGCTTGTAGCACCAAATTCTGAAACTGGTGCTACACCTACATTAGCACAGTTGGCGAATCAAGGATTCTTTGGTCCACAAACACCTCAACAATAAGTAATAAATAATCACATCTGAATTGTATTAAGGATTATGCCTTTACCAAAAATTAATACTCCAACGTATGAGTTGGAGATTCCTTCTACTGGGAAAAAAATTAGATATCGTCCTTTCCTAGTAAGAGAAGAAAAGATTCTAATCATGGCTTTGGAATCCGAAGACATGAAGCAAATTTCGACTGCGATTGTAGAAATTCTTGGTGAATGTATTATTACTAAAGGTGTTAAGATCTCAGAACTCGCAACATTTGATATTGAATATATTTTCTTAAATGTCCGATCTAAGTCCGTTGGTGAGACTGTAGAAGTAAATGTAACTTGCCCAGATGATGGAGAAACACAAGTCAAGATGGAAATTGGTCTTGACGAAATTAAAGTGCAGAAAGAAAAAGGTCATACTAATATCATCAAATTAGATAATACTTTATCAATGAAATTGAAGTATCCTTCTCTGGATCAGTTCGTTGAGAGTAACTTTGAATTTAAAGATGACGAATCTGATGTTGATAAGTCTCTCGATATGATCACTGCTTGTGTTGAGCAAATTTATAGTGATGAAGAAGCATGGAGTGCTTCTGATTGTACTTCAAAAGAACTCAAAGAGTTTGTTGAGCAGATGAATACGAAACAGTTTAAGGAGATTGAGACCTTTTTCTCAACAATGCCCAAACTGTCTCATAAGGTGAAGGTAAAGAATCCAAAGACTAAAGTAGAGAGCGAAGTCGTTCTGGAGGGACTAGCAAGTTTTTTCAGTTGAGTATGGCTCATACTAGTCTTGAGTCATATTATAAGACAAATTTTGCCTTGATTCAGCACCATAAATATTCTTTGACAGAGCTTGAAAATATGATTCCTTGGGAAAGGGAAATTTATGTTACGCTACTTCAAAATCATATTGAAGAGGAAAATCTAAAGGCACAACAGAGTGGAACTTAATCGGCAGGTTTTTAAAGCACCAGGAATACCGAAAATTGGAAAGAAGTCTGTATCTTCTTCTAAAATTCGTGGTGCTTTAAATCCTCAGTCAAAATTAAGAAAATCTACTTTTAGTTTTGTAAGACCAATAGGAAAGAATGTAGATACTGAAAAAATATCTGGCGGTACAGCAGTAGCATCTAATTTAGCAGAAACAAATAATATTCTTGTAGAAATTCAAAAGCAGTTAGCACTTGATTTTGCATATAGAATAGCAGAAGAGAAAAAGGATTTAGCAGCGGAAAAGAAAAGAATCTCAGCACAAAAAGTAGCAGATAAAGAAGCGAAAATAGAAAAAAGTGGTAAAAATTTACTTGGAAAGACTTTTAGTAAAGCAATTGCCCCAGCAAAAAGTATATTCCAAAAATTAATTGATTTCTTCTCAATCATCTTAACCGGTATTCTTTTTAATACTGCATTTAAGTGGTTAAGTAAAGAAGAAAATAGAGAAAAATTAAAAAAATTCTTTAATTTTTTAAAAGACTACTGGCAAGAACTTTTAATTATATTTGGCGCTTATAAGTTAGCAAGACTTGTAGGTAAAATTGATAAGATTGGTAAAACTTTTAAAAAGTTATTTGATATCTTCAAAAAGAAACCGCCTAAACTACCATGCAAATGTCCTAAGACATCACCGACTACTGATGCTTGTAAACAAGTATTTAACTGCATGAAAAACCCATCTTTAGTTGTTGTTAGCTCTCTTGCTACTGCTCTAGCTGTAGGTGGATATATCCTTGGACAAGGTTCTTTAGACTTGTTGAAAGGACTTCTTGGTGGTGGATTAATTCCAGGTGCGGCTGCACAACCTGTAGCACCAATTGAACCTGCACCTGTCCTAGCACCAATTGAACCTGCACCTGCACCTGCCCTCCCATTTCAAGATATTTATGATCTAGGAAATAATTCTATTCTCAAATCTCTTGCTGATATTGGTAACAGTAGAGAATTCCAAATAGGAACTATTTTAACTGCGCTCACGGTTGCTGGAGTGGGAGTTGCTCTTCCAGACCCTCCAACGACCGCTGGTGGTCTAGCAGCTATTGGACCTCTTTTAGCAAAATTGAAGTTGTTAATGACTGGTCCTAAATTAGCACTTGCTGGTGGAGCTTTGAGTTTGACTCCGATGATGGCAATGGCGAAGGATAGAGGAATAGAAATTCCAGAAAATGAAATTGCAGGTCAGATAGTACAATATTTTGGTAAGAGTAAAGCTGAACTGTTAAAGATATACAAAGATAAAAATGCAAAACCAGTTGAAAGGGTTGCAGCAGAAAGAACATTAATAGAACAATATAACGTAAAATTAGATCCTCCAGAATTTTCTAGAGGTGGAACAGTTCCTGGATATAAAAATGGTGGAACTTTCTGGGAACGTCTAACTGGAACTGTTCAGGGTGTTGGTTCAGGTTTGGTTGATAGCGTAAAGGCACTTCTTGCCCCTGGTGAAGAAATTATTCGTGCATCAATGGCGAAACTTTTCCGTCCTTTATTGAAAAACATTAATGATAAAGGTGGAAAAGAATGGTTAGCATTTTCTGGTGGTGTCGCTACATTATTACTGAATAATAGAATTCAGTCAGAATTGAATAGAGACTTTAAAAAAGTCATCGTTAAATTTACTGAATTAGTTGAAGAACAAATTGCTGCAGAAAAAAAGAGAAAAAGAAGACGAAATAACAATGGCGGCAATGGAGGATATAGACCGCAAACAGCAATTAATATGAAGAAACCTACAATGCCTAAAAGATCTGGTGGTGGGTCTGATCTGGGAGTAAATATGATGCAAAACATTGTTGTAAATCAAACCCCAGTTAGTGTTTCTAATAATGTTCTTCAACCAAACATCAATAAATCTGGAATTGTTGTAGTACCAATTACTGTTGGCGATCTACAAGCAAAGAAACAGCAACCAAAGGTAAATGTGATTAATTTACCACCAAAGACTATGAATCTTGCGCCAAAACAAGGATCTGTTAAAACTCCAAGTTCTGGATCCGCTACAGAAGTTCCCTCAATATCTCCAGTCGATGCTGGTAATCCTTATATTTCATCTCTTCGTCTGGAATACGGAATGGTAATGTAATATGGAAGAAACACAAGTAAAACAAATAAAGATAACTGCTACCAATATCAAAAATACTTTATTCAAGTCTAATAGACAACTAATTAAACTCAAAAAAGATAGAGTAAAATTTAATCAGTTACAAAGAACAAAAGGTAAAATTTCTGGAGAAGAAACTGCCCTAGAAAAAAGGTCAATAAGAAGTTCTTTAAAGAATGTTGGGGAAAAACTTCTTTCTGGACCTAGAAGTTTAATTGATAAGTTTAAGGAATTTTTTGGTCTCATTTTATTAGGAATTCTTGTTAATAATCTTCCAAAGATAATTAAGAAACTCCAAGAAGTTTTTGGTAAGATTAAATCATTCCTTGATAATAATCCATGGATCATGGATGCAGTCAAGTTTGGATTTAAGATTATTGGTGATGGTATAATGGCTCTTGCGAAATTGATTAAGGATGTAAAACCGTTTCTTGGTGGAACCTTCCAATTTGCATTAAATTCTATAAGATCTACAAAGAATAAAATTGGGGATCTAATTAAAACTTTTGATGATCTTGAAAGAACTGCACTTGGAATGTTTTCTATATTTGGATTAGATGGAGAAGAGGAGAAGCAGGCAAAAGCAGAACTCGAAGGGAAGTATTATTCTAATACAACTAAGAAGACATATCCAAGTTATTCTGCGGCATTAAAGGATCCTGCTGTAAGAGCTGTTGCGATTAAACCAGTAAGAGCAGCAGCACAAAAAAAATTAGCAACTAAGGTAGCATCGTATGATCCAAATACTGGTACATCCAGTCTTGGAACTGACTCGAAAGGATACACACCTCAAATATTAGCTGCTCGTGATGGTGTTATGGGATCAATGGAAAAGGGGAAACCAGAAACATGGAATCGAGTTAATAGTGATCCAACAAAGTTTAATCCAAAGCATATTGAAAGATATAATGCTTTACTTAAGTTAAAAAATATGGAGAAGATGTCTAGAGGTGGAACGACACCTGGCGTGATGTCTCCTCAACAAAGTGGAACAAATTATTCGACTCAAAGTGGAACACAAGCAGGTAGTGCTTTAGATAGAAAAGCGATTGAATCTATTACATCTTTCGGTTCTTTTGGTGTAGGTATTAAAGAACAATCTTCAAACATTATGGGACAAAGAGAAAGTTATGGTTTGTTTGATAAGTTCTTTGAAAGTTACAAGTTTTTGAGTGATCTTAAAGAAAAAAATAGAGACCGTGATGGTGATAGTAGAGACGAGTTAAATATGAATCCTCCAGATGACTATGATTCTGGACAGACTGGTGCTTTTGCTTCTGGTGCTTGGATAGGACCTCCTACAGACAAAGATGAGCAGCAAACTGGACTTAACATGAATCTCCCTGGTGGAATTGGTACACCAATTTATGCTCCTAGAGATCTAATTTATAGAACCACAGGAACTGATGGAAAACCTGCTGTCGGTCTAGATGGAACTGCCGATGTGAGAGGTCCTAGTGGACGTGGATTTGGATTTTATGGGGCATATCGTTATAAGGAAGGAGACAAAGAATATGAAGTTCTACTGGGGCATTTTAGAGATATGCCTTACAGAGGAACTAAAGATGGTGATATAATTCCAAAAGGTACATTATTAGGATATCAGGGTGCATCTGGAAGATCTGTATCCCGAACAAATGGAGTTTATCCTCATATTACACTTCATGTTAATGGTATTGGTTTTGCTGCTTCGAATCAAGAACTGTTAAATTTTGCAACAGGATTGAGAGATGCAAAGGGAATTACCCCACCTTCTAGTAACAATGTTGGAGCAAAATTAAGTGGATTGGCGAGTTTCTATGGCGGTCCAACAGACACATACTGGAACGGAAGAAAGACTACTAGTGGACAGGTCTATGATGAAAATGCATTTTCTACTGCATTGAAAGATGATCTTCCTTTTGGAATGTATGAGGTGTCCTACAATGGTAAGACTGTTTTAGTTCGTGGAAATGATCGTGGTAATTTTGGTTCAGGAAATACTGCTGGAATTAATTCACCAAGAGATTTAGACCTATCATATGGTGCAGCAAGAGCATTGGGTCTGACTCAATCTGGAGTTGGAAGAGTAACTTATAGAAGAGTTGGGGATTTAAAAACAACAGGTGGTGGACTAATAACTCCCACTCAATAACTCCCACTCAACCAAAAAAACAACCTGTTCGTCTTCCTGTTACTCCACATTCTACAATGGATGCTCAATCATTAAGAACGAGCATTGCAGGATTGATGGGTGATTTGGGAACCACGAAAAAACTATTCGGACAAGAAAACATATCTGTAGAAATTATTGATGGAAAACTAGTTATCAAAGATACTAGAGGTCTTCTTGGAACTGGATTATTTACGACTGATTATGATACAAAGGGTAGAAATATAGATTTACTCAAAACGATTCAAAATCATTTAAAATATGAGTTAAATAAAAGGAAAGAGGAGAAAAATAAACCAGGTCCTGGTGCTTCTGGTTATGGTAATCAATCAAGTAATGATGTGACCATTATTAAAGAGACCATGATTGCGATGGTTCCTGGACCACCACAACCTGTACCATTCCCTGTTGATCGAATCGTTCCAATTCCAGTTTCTTCTGGTAGCGGTGAAAATATAAACTTTTTACTAGGATAAGAAATGATAAACGTTTCCCGTAGTTCACTATACGAAGAGATAACTTTAGAAAAGAACGGAACTGCTGTAGCTTTAGAAGGGAGAACTATTAACTTCTCTTATTATGAGAGTTTGATGTCTCCACACATCAC